CTGGTTGTTCTTTGACGTCTGAATTTAATTGTCTAGCAAATATGATTTTAATTCGATACGCATATTTAAAAGCATTCGGAACGTTAGTATCTTTTCACGATGACATTTGTGCAAAGTTTTATGGCGATGATAATTTGGTCGGTGTATCAGATTTTGCAAGTAGTAAATTAAACATGATTACTTATGAAACGTACATGGCTGAATTAGGAATAACTTATACTAGTACAACAAAGAAGGACATCAAAATGCCTGTTGTATTTCAGAGTGACTTAAGTTATTTAAAACGCACATTTAAAAACGATGCCAAATATGGTTTGATAGCATTAATGGACAAAGATGTTATTTATAATATCTGTAGATATTGTGAAGGTGACATTAGTCCAACAAATTTATTAAACCAGGCTGACAGTACAATGAATTTTATGTGGTCGTATGGTCGAACAGAATTTAATAAGGTGCGCAATGAATTACTTCGATTGAACGCACAAGTTGAAGAAGCTTATCGTTTTGATGGCTCACGTTTGAAATCATATGACGACATTACTATGGATCGATACGGCCCGCAGGTATTGGACAACGATCGTATTGTTCAACTAATCAACAAGTTGAAACAATAGTGCGTTAATCTGACTGCTGTAGAGATACAATAAATCGGTTGAACTTCAGGATAATATTGATGCGTAAACTCCTGTCGTACGTAATGCATTTCTCAAACACCTATCTTTATGATGAATACTGGATCTAGCTCAACTAGTGTCACTATACCCAGTATAACAGTAAGTCAATTCAATGTACAAGAAATCATTGGTGACTTTGAAACTAGTATAATTAGTACGCCAATAAGTTTTAGCTTTTTGATGCGTACTGGCAATTCGGACATAACGTTAACGCCTGGTATGACTATGAGTCAAATACAAATAGCAATCATAGCAGCTGGTGTTACCATTAGTGCAACTAATTATATAACGTTGTTGCCCGATCAAAGGCCATTGGTAGTTATTGG